GATTAAGTCAATGGCCTTTCAGAATCCTATTCAGTCAAACGCTGGATTGGATATGTATGAGAAACCAAATGATGGTGGTACATATGTTGTGGTTGCTGACGTTGCAAGAGGCACAAATAATGACTACTCTGCATTTATTGTCTTTGACGTAACAACTGTTCCTTATAAGGTTGTTGCAAAATATCGTAACAACGAAATCAAACCTTTACTCTTTCCCAACATTATCCACGATGTATCTAAGGCTTACAATCAAGCCTATATTTTGATTGAGGTGAATGATATTGGTGAACAAGTTGCAACTGCACTACAGTTTGACTTGGAGTATGAGAACCTTATTATGGCAAGTATGCGTGGTCGTGCAGGTCAGGTGATTGGTGGTGGTTTTAGTGGTGGAAAAGCACAATTGGGGGTAAGAACAACAAAGGCAGTTAAAAAACTAGGATGTTCTAACCTTAAACAGATTATTGAAACAGATAAACTCATTATCAATGATTACGACTTAATCAATGAGTTCTCTACCTTTATTCTTAAAGGACAATCCTTTGAGGCAGAAGATGGACATACAGATGACTTAGCTATGTGTTGTGTTATCTTTGCGTGGTTGGTAGAACAGACATACTTTAAAGAACTAACTGACGATGATATTCGTGCTAGAATGTTCTTAGAACAACAACATCAATTAGAACAGGATATGGCTCCTTTTGGGTTCTTTGATGATGGGTTGAATGATAATGGATACGGAGAAACTATTGTAGATGAGTATGGAACACGGTGGAGTCCAGTGGTTCGTTCATACGATTCAGATTGGTAGAAATCTTAAAATACCTACATAATATCAATAATATCGTTTTCTAATTTAAGGAAGCAGTTTGCACAAACTACTTTGGATTGATTGATTAAATCTTTGACTTCTGTTCTAGATTCCTCGTTCAATCCTTTTCTTTTTGTTTGAGTGCGTATTTTCCTCTCGTGAGGATAAAATTGGAGACAAGCAGTTTCAGATTCACCACAGTAATTACAGGACTTTTTACCAAGATATTCATTAACCCATATCTTGCGAGCTCTATAATTGCGTTGTGATACCTTTTTTATGGTTTCTTTGTATTTCTGATAATGCTCCGACATAAAACTATTTATGTGTTGCTTAACCTATAAAAAATCAAGTGTAGAAAAGGTTTTTTATAAATATTCATGTAAGTTTGGAAACTTAATAATTATAATGAATCCATAAAGGAGAAAACAAAGATGGCATTTCAAGTATCCCCTGGCGTACTCGTCAAAGAGATCGACTTGACCAATATTGTTCCTGCTGTTGCAACATCTATTGGTGCAATTGCTGCTGGTTTCCCACAAGGGCCAGTTGAAGAAATCATTCCGATTGCTTCAGAACAAGATCTTGTACAAGTCTTTGGTAAACCAAATGCAAGTAATTTTGAAACTTGGTTTACTGCCGCTAACTTTCTTCAATACGGAAACGCTCTTCGTGTAGTTCGTGCAGATGCTTCATCTGCTGTAAACGCTACCGCTGACGGTTCTGGATTGAAGATTAAAAACGATTTTGATTATGAAACTAACTATGCCGCTGGACAAGGTTCTGTCGGTAACTGGGCTGCAAAGTTCCCAGGCACATACGGTAACGGTGTTGCTGTATCAATCTGTTCAAGTGCAACTGCATACGAACAATCATTCTCTGGTGCTGCTGGTACACTTGGTGTAACCACAGGTACGCCTGCTGCTGGTGCAACTACTGTTGGAATTGACAACGGTGGTGGTTCTGCTGGTGACGGTGGTAACTTGTTCTCAGTTGGAGATATTGTTTACTTTGCAGAAGCAGACGGACAACAGTATGAAGTTACTGCTGTTGCAGCTGACGATCTAACAATCAGACAACTTGACAATCCTAACGGTGGTGGACTTAAATCTGCCTTGACTGCTGCAACTACTGTTCGTAGACGTTGGAAGTACTATGACTTGTTTGATGGTGCGCCTGGCACATCACCTTGGGCAACAGACAGAGGAATTTCTGGTGACGAAATGCATATCGTAGTTTACGATACTGCTGGTACTGTTACTGGTTTTGACGCTGACTTGGCCGGACAAAGAGGTAATGCTGCAATGGAAACATATGCATTTGTATCTCAGGCTGCATCTGCTAAAACTGCACAAGGTGGAACAAACTTCTATGCAAACGTAGTAAACACAGGTTCTTCTTTCGTAAGATGGATGGATCACGACAGTTCACTATCTGATGCTGGAACAGACATTGCTTCTGGTTCAACTTACACCTCTTCTACTGGTGACGCTGGTGTTATCACTTCAACACTTTCTGGTGGTGTAGACGCTAACCCAACAATCGGTGAATTGGACACTGCATATCAGTTGTTTGCTGATGTTGATACAGTTGATGTAAACCTTGTGATGGCTGGTACTTGTCCAGCTGGAACAGATGGTGTTACACACGCAACCATGATTATCGACCTCTGTGAGGCTCGTAAAGATTGTGTTGGTTTCATCTCTCCTCGTAGAGCAGATGTTGTTGGTATCACAAGTTCAATCACTCAAACTACAAATGTCGAAGCATTCTTTGACAACCTTGCATCTTCTTCATATGCAGTATTCGATAGTGGATACAAGTATATGTACGACAGATACAATGATGTTTACAGATATGTACCATTGAATGGTGACATTGCTGGTTTGTGTGCAAACACTGACCAAGTCGCTGACGCATGGTTCTCCCCTGCTGGTTACAACAGAGGACAAATCCGTGGTGCAGTAAGACTTGCATACAACCCTAACAAGGCACAAAGGGATATTCTTTATCCTGCTCGTATTAACCCTGTTATTACACAGTCAGGCCAAGGAACATTCTTGTTTGGTGACAAGACTGCTCTTTCCAGACCTTCTGCGTTTGATAGAATTAACGTGCGTAGATTGTTCCTCGTTCTTGAAAAGGCAATTGCAACTGCATCGAAATTCCAACTCTTTGAGTTCAACGATACATTTACAAGAGCACAATTCTTGAATTTGGTAGAACCATTCCTTAGAGATGTGCAAGGACGTAGAGGTATTACAGACTTTAAGGTGGTTTGTGATGAAACAAATAACACAGGTGAAGTCATTGACAGAAATGAATTCATTGGTGATATTTACATCAAGCCTGCTCGTTCAATCAACTTTATTACACTAAACTTCATCGCCGTAAGAACTGGCGTTGCGTTTAGTGAAGTGGGAGGTTAATCATGTCAACACCAAATATTAATGATTTTAGAGCTAGAATGACTGGTGGGGGCGCTCGTGCTAACCAATTTACAGTTATTCTGAATACGCCTGCAATCGGGGCTGCCGGAATTGAAAGTTCGGAAGCAACATCATTTTTGGTTAAGGCAGCATCGTTGCCTGGCCAGACAATCACAGAAGTTCCTGTCAACTTTAGAGGACGTATTCTCTATCTTGCTGGTGACAGAGAATTTGAAACATGGACAACAACTATCATCAATGACACAGACTTCAGAATTCGTAATGGACTTGAGTCATGGATGAGTGGTATTAACGACTTGGAAACAAGTGTTGGTGCTGCCAATGTTTCTCAATATACTGCTGATCTTAGAGTTCAACAATTGGATAGAGATAATGTTATTCTTAAAGAATACATTCTAACCAACTGTTGGCCAACAGTGATTGCACCAATTGAGTTGTCTTATGATACAGTAAGTGAAGTTGAAACCTTTGATGTGACATGGAGATACACATCATTCTCAGCAAGTGGTGTATAATCCTGCTTTATAATCTTACTAAATAGTAAGGTAAAATTAGGAGAACTATAGTATGGCTGAACTTTTTGGTTTCAGAATCACAAGAGCGAATCAGAGTGGGAGTAGTGATGGATTCACTGCTCCCTCATCTGACGATGGCACCCTTGATGTTGTATCAGGCGGTGGCCATTATGCTTCCATTCTTGATATGGATGGTCGTGATCGGAATGAACTTGACTTAATTAGAAGATATCGTGATATTGCACAACAACCAGAGTGTGATAGTGCTATTGAAGATATCGCAAACGAAGCGATTGTCTCTGATGAAAGAGGACAATCCGTATCTATTTCCCTCGACAGGTTAGACCTTTCTAAAAATATCAAATCTAAAATTAGAGATGAATTTAATGAAGTTTTGCATTTGCTAGACTTTAATGCAAAAGGCCATGATATCTTTAGACGTTGGTATGTCGATGGAAGAATATACTATCATAAAATTATTGATAGAAATTCCCCTCGTAAGGGAATTAAAGAATTACGTTATATCGACCCTCGTAAAATTAAGAAGGTCAGAGAACAACGAAAAGAAATGGACAAGAAAACTGGTGCCGAGATGGTAAAAGGCATTGAGGATTTCTATCTTTATAATGATAAGGGTTGGGAACAGAACGTAGGAACATCTTCTGGTATTCGTATTACTGCCGACTCTATTACATATTGCCCTTCTGGACTTGTAGATATGCACAAAGGAACTGTCCTTTCATATCTGCACAAAGCAATCAAACCTGTCAATCAGTTACGCATGATTGAGGATGCGTTGGTTATCTATCGTATTTCTCGTGCGCCTGAAAGACGTATTTTCTACATTGATGTTGGTAACTTGCCGAAAGTAAAGGCAGAGGCTTATCTGAAAGATGTGATGAATCGTTATCGTAACAAGTTGGTGTATGACGCACGAACTGGTGAAATTCGTGACGATAGAAATCATATGTCAATGTTGGAAGATTTCTGGTTGCCTCGTAGAGAAGGTGGTAGAGGTACAGAAATCACAACCTTGCCTGGCGGCTCAAACCTCGGCGAGATTGATGATATCAAATACTTCCAGACAAAACTTTACCGTTCATTGAACGTACCAATCTCAAGACTTGAGGCAGAGAACTCATTCTCTATTGGACGTTCTGATAACATTACTCGTGACGAATTGAAGTTTACAAAGTTCGTACAGAAACTTCGTAAGAAATTCACTGTAATGTTTATGGATGTTCTTCGCACACAACTTATTCTAAAAGGTGTGATTGCAGAAGATGAATGGCCTATGATTAAAGAAAACTTGCAGTTTGACTTTATGCAAGATGGCCACTTTACAGAATTAAAGAATGCAGAACTTCTTCAAAATCGTTTGGATATGTTAGGACAGATTGAAAGTTATGTGGGAACATACTTCTCTAAAGAATATGTGAGAAAGAATGTTCTAAGAATGTCTGATGAAGAGATTGAAGAAATTGAAAATCAAATTAAAGATGAATCTGGTGGCGAACTCGACCCTATGGGTCAAGATGATGGTATGTTCGCACAGAACAATCCAGAACAAGGAGATAAATGATGGATACAGTAAGAGACTTTGTAAACGCAATTGGTGACGGTGATAACCTTTCAGCAGAAACACACTTTAATGCTTCTCTTGCATCAAAAGTTGGTGATGCATTAGAAACAAAAAGACAGGAAGTTGCAAAAACATTTGTAACTCATCATATTCCAGAGGTAGAAGAAGATAGTGAGTAAAACCGTTTCTCAACTTCGACAGGAGTTACCAGAAAAGGATGAGCATAAAACATCTAAGGAGTATAAAAAGTTATCTCCTAAGATGAAGAATGCTGTTGACGCTATTTTTAAGGAAATGGAAAGTAAACCTTCAGATTTCCTAAATACTTTTGACAAAACTATTACTTTAGTCTCAAAAAAGTTCAAAGTTCCTCCAAAGGCACTTATGGATTACTTTGAGGCAGAAGTATTATCAATTTAGGAAAAGTAAAATGCAAGTAAAAGGAACAGCAACCGACCTCGCAGCTGGAACTACAAAATTTGTAGATGATGCGGCGGTATGGGTATTTAACACTGGTTCTGCACAAGTAGTAACAGTTCGTAATTCGGCAGACGATGCTGACATTGGTACGATTTATGTTGGTGCTGGTGCTGGTATTGTAATTCACATGAACGCTGGAGAGGGGCTTCGTGGTGCATCTACCTTAAAAGGTACAGCAATCACGAATGCTGGGTACTAATATGAAACTTATCGCAGAACAAATACAAGAAGTAGAATACATCGTTGAAGAAAAAGACGGTGGTGGAAAAGATATGAAGATTCGTGGAATCTTCATGCAGGCAGACATGAAAAACCGTAATGGTCGTGTCTACCCAATGAACGTGTTGACAAAAGAAGTTGCACGTTATAACAAAGAATTTGTTGCTGAAGGTCGTGCGTTTGGGGAACTGGGTCATCCAGAAGGCCCTACTGTCAATCTTGACAGGGTATCGCACATGATTACTAAACTGGAAGCGGATGGAAAGAACTTTATTGGTGAGGCGAAACTGCTCTCAACTCCAATGGGGGAAATTGCGAAAGCACTAATCAAAGATGGTGGTAAACTTGG